TCTTTATTGTTTTCTATACCTACTATTACAACGTTTTTAAAATTAATATTAGAGAAATCTGTAACATTATCAGTATCTCTTGCAAACTTTTCAACTGCACCGCTTTTATGTTTACAAGCAAATGTACAATTACTGAAATAGAAATTAGAATTTCCATTCCAAAACGAAAATGTGGTTGCTAATTCATTAGTACTCTCACCTTCACTTTCTTTATAAATCAATATAGATACATTGTCAAAAGTCAAATAACCATATTGTTTATTATATTCTAAATCGTACATTAGATATACTCCTCCTTTTTCAGATATTACCTTTAAATGAGTATTTTTTAATTTCCCATTTTGGTTTTTTGTTGGTGGTGTTATAATCGGCGTTTTAGAAATTGGATTTAATGTTCCAAACACTCCATCAATTATTGTATTATTTCGATATACAGCTATTGACGCACAATTATTTAATGTTATGTTTTTTATGTATGTATTAGCTACATTTGGGGAATCTGACGCATACAATAGATTTTCCGCATAACAATTAATAACGTATGCTCTATTATATGTCACGACGGGGTTTGAAGTATTTGTACCATGCCCGTCAAACAATTCTCCCTTCCTATCTTTTCTCCTGCTTATTGCCTTGCATCCAAATATTACTATTTCTTCGTAAAACGTTTGGTCGTTCTTAGGCTGATAATGATAATGTTTACCAATACCCTCCAAAACATCTGTTTTGCAGTTCATAAACCAAGAACATTCATAATGGAATCCATGTCTTACAAAATTGTATAATTCTACATTTTCGTTAAATTTACACGGGTCAACTACATTAAAGCATATTGTTTGCCATATAAAGTTTCGCAAGTCGGTATCTTTTCCTGTAAACTTAACCAACTGCCCTACACTTCTTGTGATTTGAATCTTGTGATTATTTAGCGTTGCCTGGTCTGTTGCGTCAAATGATACTGCAAAGTATATATAATTTGTTCCAGGTTCCCATCCATTACTGAACCCATTGTTTAAGTAAGCATCGCACCACGCAGCGTCATCTACATTTTCATCAAGATACTTCATTGCTCCTTCTCGGGTTATTACGTCATAGTCGCTTGGAGCATGTCTTGTATATATCGTCCAATCCCCACAGGCTTTCCCATCTACAAATACTTGTATTGCAGCTCTGTCACTTCCACTTGCGCCTTTGTTTTCCCATGCAATTCTATATATATTCTGATAACCAACTACTTTTTCTATATTTGTAGAATTTGTTACATCTATAAGGTTGTATGAAGTTGGTTTTTCTTTTGTAGGGTCACCATAACAATCAATGATAATGCCATTTTTTTTAATAGTTTCTTCGGCAATAAATACACTACCTCTTTTTATTAACAGAGTGTCACCATCTATAAGTATTTCATTTGCTTTTGTAAGAGTTTTTATAGCTGTATCTTGAGACAATCCATTATCATCATCGTTACCTCCAACTGTATCAACATATACAATCTTACTTGCAGAAGTCATATACTTATTATGGGCAATAGCTCTTTCTCCATAGAATTTTCCACATATCTCATCAATTAGATGTTCATCTATATCTGTGTTGAATGGTTTTATATTTTTAATTTTAGTAAATTCTTCTTTTGTAGTAAATCTAAATTCTTTTCTTATAATCTTGGCTGTTGCCCCTTGATATACGTTTGTTCCAAGTTTAACTTCTGTAATTCCTTTGGGTACAATATATGTACCGCTCGTTAAAGACGCAATTCCAGCAACTGAATCAGACTGAGAATACGCCCCATTTTTCCACGCGCCAATCATACAGAAATTACTTGCTTCTGATAAGGTATAATCAATTCTATCCCCTTCAAATACTGATATCTTTTCTGTTACATAATGACCACTACCAGCGTTACCACCGTTTGAATAGGCAATACCATTACCAGATGAATTGTTGATAATTATATTATCCTCCTCATTAGAATATAACACTCCGTCTATCTGTGCAATACTTTCTGTTAGTTCTTTTTTCCCATTTTCATTTTCTTTCTTATAAGCCTCAAACTCAACTTTATTAATAAAATTATCTACATAATTAATAATTTTTGCGTTTGCGCTTTGTAAAGTTTCTTGCCTTGTTTGAACAATTGCAAATTTTACATTTTTGTTTGTATTTACATATATTCCCTCTTTAAAGTTTCCGGAACCACTATACACGCCCGTTGCTCCAACAATTTGATTTTCTAAAATTCTTCGTTTTTCAGAATCGAATAATGCTAAAATGCAAAAATTTTGCCATCCGTCAAGTTTGTACTCTATTTTATCCCCATAGTTTATTGGTAAAAAATCAGATTTTACCCAACCATTGCCCGCTGTACTTCCTGCCGCTGTGTATCCTGCACCATTATCATCAATAGTTACACTTGATACAATTTCATTTTTTGTTGCATTTAAAATCGTATTTATTGTATTTGAAATTGTATTTATTAATATTTTCAATTCCTCTATTTTTTCAACTGAGGCAATTCCGGTTTCTTCTTTTTCCCAAATCCCATTTTTGTTTACAAAAAAAACAATCTCATTTTGCAATATTATTCCACTGAAATTGGAATATGTTCCATTTTCATACGCAATATAGAATATATTTTGGTCTGGCGTTCCCGGTATTGTATCCGGCTTCGCAAATCCTGCAAATGTTGCATTACTCCCTATATTGCTAACCATCGACAACAACGCTGATTGCAACACATTCCCCGTGATTTCTTGCCCGCCGTTTGCTTTGATAACGGCGGCAATTGCTGCTTTTAATTGTTCATAATTTCCCATAATTTGATAATTTAATTGTTTTTGAAATCATTATTGAAATCTTCGTTAAAATCTCCTTTGTTTGCTATTATATAGCCACGTCCTATTTTCTTCACGACGGTATTTGTTTTAAACTCAATTTCCACGCTCGCCAAATCCCCCTGCGTTTGCCATTTCGGGGTAATTAAAAACGTGTCGCAATCGTATTCCCTGCCGTACTTGTCAGTTATATGTATGTAATCAGCCATACGAATAAAACGCATAACGTCGCAAAGGAACTCCGGTGCCAATATCGTACATTTAAACGTTTTGACTGATATTTGTTTTTCCGGGAAAAAATACCCGTCCCGTTCTTCGCCGTCCTCTTCAAATTCATAATCCGGTTTTCCTAACTCGGTACAAAGGAACAACGTATTTTTGAAATCCAAGTTTTTATATACTATTTGCCCGGTGTCAAATACCAAATTTTCAATATCCCACCATTGTATTTTTAAGTAACCGGAAACATCTTGTACAACCGTGAACATTTCAGAATACCACGTTTGAACGCCATCAGATAACCGCAAATAATAAATTCCGTCAAACTGATTTAACGGCATGGGTAATATTGCCGGGTATAATATTACATCATATCCCAACGACTGAAACCGGACAACTTGCAATCCGGTTTCCCTCATGTATGTTGTTATATTTGCAATTTGTTTTCCGGTTTTATCATATAGAATAACAGACGTAACAGAATTTGAACGGGTATTTCTTATTATCTGAAACGGCAATAATCTATCAGCCGGTGCGAACAATGGGTATATTTGCCCGTATGCGTAACTTTTACGGTGGTTCTGCTGCTCTATTGACGTGTACCACGGCAATACGCTTATATTGTTATTCTGTATCATATTTCAACGTTGCTTTAATGTTTCGACTACACAAATTTACTGAAAGTTTATCAACTTGACCGTTACCGATATATGTTTTAACTAACTGCATCGGGTTTGGGTCTGTGGTTCCTGCCGGGAAATTCAATGTTTGTTTCTTTTTACGTTCCAATCCTCCCATAGCATAATATGGGGAATTATTTATTTTGAAATTCCGTGCGGGCATATCATAAACCCAATATGTCGGTTGTATATTGATAAACGCTAAATATCCATTTTGCAAAAAATATTCTACGCCATCAACGGTTTGTCTTGTGAAAGGCAATTCCAATTGTCCGCCGCCGGACGGCGTAACTGCTGCAAACAATGCGAATCCATCGGAACTAATTGCACCGGGGTTTAACAACATCAAATCTATGTCAGACGTAAAATTTGATATGTTAATTTCTTCAATTTTCCCGGCTGTTACATATTTTGACGTAATTTCTATTGGCAACCCCTCAAATGGTGTTGTTACATCATCCATCCACTCAAATTGATAACGTTCCGGCATTTCTACTTTGTCAAATGAATATTCAGACGTTGCAAAAGCTAATTTTTTGCCGTTCCTAACGTTTTCTAATTGTGTTAAATCATAATCAATAATCGGGTTATATCCATACGAACCGCCATTTCTAAACCAACTTACCTGTTCAATTTTAAATTTTCCGTCCTCAATATACCAATAACATTTGTAAATATCCCGTAACATCGTCATAATCTGTTGTAATGTAATCGGGGCTTTTTGCGCCAGGGTTTTATATTCGCCATTAATGATATTACTTTTCTGACTTATTAGCAACTTAAATGACTGCCCGGAAATAGGATTGTTTGTGTTATAAAGAAATTGGCTGTATTCCGGCGTCGCTTCATGCGTTATTCCGGGCGCAAATTCTTTTAATAGCACATTGATACATGACGACAATGTAAACGCATCACGCAAAGTATATGCTTTTCGGGCTTTTTCCTCTAATATCCAATCCATCAGATAAAACCCAAACCATAACGACGCATAACGCCACGTTGACCGGGCGATTGGATAAAACGTTTGTCCATATATGGAATAAGGCGGCGCAAAATATTTTCCACTGTCGGCTAATCCCCACTCGGTCGGCGTATCTGAAAAATTTTTAGATATAAATGCCACGTCGATTGCGTAACCAATTGCCCGGCGGTAATTTCTATTATTATCTACAATATCATCGGACGGCAACGGGTATGTATCTAAATCGTCTATTTTATCAACATCAACCAAATATCGGGCGTATATATTATAACTTTTCATATCGGCGTGCATCGTACCCGTTGCTCCGGAACCCTCAACGGCAGTTAAATCAAATTCCAACGTATCAAAAGGTTCTTGCGTTATCTTTGTAAACCGGAACATTGCCACATCATCAGAACGGCGGCGTATCTCAACACCTGCTAGCCCAATAGGTAGCCCACCCACAACTAGTTTTTGTGCAATATGGATATAATAATTTACATTTAATTCCGGGTATAAATCTCCCATAAATTCATCAGGACTTATACCCGTCGACATCCGCCCAACATAAAGCCCGGATATTACCTCCGGGGAACCGTGCGACGTAATTTGTATTTCTTTCAAAATATTACATAGTGCAAAATGATAGGTTTGTATTAATGCGTTTTGGTCAGTCGTGGCGTTTGCGTCTTGTTCCCAATTCGTGCCGCCCAAAAAGCACGAAACAATACTATCTCCGGGAACGTATATTTGTATCAATGGGCGTTTTCTTATTGTAAGAAATTCGATTTGTGGGGCCAACTCAATTAAATTGTATTCCTTTTCCAATCCTGCCAAAACGTCGTTGTATTGGTCTATTGTTTCCGGCTGTACCGTAACCAATTTATCATCATCATTAAACGTACAATCCGTTTTCATAAACTTTGCTTTATAGTATTGATTGTATGTTTGTCCCCAATCATCGCTTTTTTCGATATATAGGAAAAATTCAGAATCAAACGGGGCGTCATTGATAATATCGTAATCAGCACGGACAAAGTTTATTTTACCGGACAATTTAGCCCGGTAAAACCTTTGATTTGTTTCCAACTCATAATCCAACGTTAAATCATCCTTATAATTGGGGCGGACGGTTTGTTTGGTTCCGTCCTCCCCTATCTGCAAAAAGAATCTATATTTTGGTGTCATAGTCTTTTTATTTTACGTTTCAAATTCTTGTAACTTTCAATCGTATTTCCGTCGCCATCCACGTAAACCCGTCGTCGGTTCTGTTCCTTAATTTCCCTTACATCATCCGACAAATTGCGTAAATCCGGGCTTTGTCCGGTAACGTTTAACGTCAAACCGTCGCCGTCTGAATAGGATTTTAAATACTTATGTGCAAACGTACCATTGTTTAGCGAATTGATAACGTCCGGTATTATCTTTCTGAAACGGCGTGAACTTCGTTTATTTATCACGGCGAAAAATTCGCCTCCCTCGGCACGTCGGCGGGTTCCGTCCGGTTTCGTTCCTAAATCAATATCATTTCCGCTTTGGTGCGAACCGCCCTCCAAAAGTTCAACGGTACCGTCGCCGTATGTTTCCGTTCCTCCGGTTCCTCCGGTCTGTTTTGCCAATTGCGCCGCCTTGATTTTAGACGCTGCAAAACTCGCCCACATTACGGCAATTGCAGGTATTGCAAACGGGAAACCTAATTGCGACCATATCAACGCCGTTGCTGTTACCATGTTTCCGATTTGCTGCAATGTTTGTATTGCTGCCTGCTGTTTTTGCGCTTTCTGTTGTTCTTTCAACGCTTTTTCTTGGTTTTTCTTTGCCAAATCCAACTCCTTTTGCGCTTGTACAACATTATTGGCGTACCCGTTTGCCCTTGCTTCCAATTCTGCATCCAACGCCGATTGTGCGGCGGAAACCTCTTTATCCGCTTGCTCAACGGCTGCATCTGCTGCGGCAACACGTGCCGCCGTGAATGTATTTAACGCATCCAATGCGTATTGCATAGACGTATTAATTGCCTCTTTTTGGTCGTCGTCCAAATTAAGCCCAAACAAACCGTAAATGTCTGTTCCTCGTTCCTCCCCTTTGGATTGCTCAATTTCTTGGTCTATTTTTTTAATAGTGTTTTGAATTGTTTGTACCTCAACATCAGACAATTTATTGGCGGCTTGCTGATTTAATTCTAAAACCTTTTGCAAACGTTCCTTTTCTGCTTGCAAACGGAATTGAGTTTTCCGGGCTTCTGAATTTCTCAACAAATCAAACTCCGATTGTGCCAACGCTTGTTGTTGGTCGAATATCTGTAATTGCGCTTGCAAATATTCGTCCTCAATTCCGGCTCCCTTTGCGTCAAAACTTGCATTAATCGCCCCGGCGTCTTGCTGTTGCCCGGTCGGTTTCTGTTGGTTCTGTAATAATGCGGTTTGTCTTTCGTTTTCCAACAACTGCATCCGCAATTGTCTTTCCTGCTCGCTTCCCTTTTTGACTGCTTGCAAACGTAATTCAATGCTTTCTTTCTGCAACGCCAATTCCTGCAATTGTCGGTCTTGTTCGATTTTCAATAATGCCTCGGTTTGTTGCTGTTCCAACGCCGTAATTGTGGCGTTTATCGCTTGGCGTCCGGTTTCGTTCAAATCCTTTTCGGTCTGCAATTGGTGTTGTAAATCCTCAATTTGGCGGGAATACTGATATTGCGTTTGTTGGCGACGCTTTGCCCATTCGTCGGTTTCCAACTGCAATTGTGCATCCTGCAATTTTCGGGTTGCTTCCAAATTCTTTTTGTATGCCGCCTCAATTTGTTTTGCTTGCTGTTCTGCTGCCTTTTCCGCATCGCTTTTACCCCTTGGCGTTACGGTTGGGTTCTGTGTCGTTACGGGCTTATTTTCTGTTTGTGGCGTCGGGGTATCTCCAACAGAAACCGGGATTGTTAACGGTTTTATTTTCTTCTGCATACCCTCTAAACCCTCTTGGAAATTTTCTGTTATGTCTTTAACTTGGGCTTTAACCAAATTCCCGTACGCTGCTGCATAATCTGCCAATCCTTTTTTTACGTCGTCAAAATCCAACGTAAACGCTCCCTTTAATGCGGTTCCGGTTGCTTTGACTATATCAATAAAGAATCCAAACAAATTTCCCAACGTATCAAATGTTGTTTTGAATCCGGCAACAATCCCATTCCAAATTGCACGTATTAAAACACTTTCATTGTATAACTCAATCAAGTAATTGACAACATCAATAACCCCTTTTATTATCGCCGTCAATCCTTGGTTAACAAAAACTTTTGCCTGCGTTGTCAACGTTTCAAAATTTCCTCCGGTTGCGTCAAACAACCCGGATAATGCGTTTTGCAACTCAATTTGGCTTTGCAATTGTTCCTCCTGCAATTGCGCCAAAACTCCGGCTTTCCCTTTTACTTCATCCATGTTTGTTGAAATATCTTTCAACGTGCGCAAATACTGCAATCCGGCGTCCTCTCCGGGTCCCCCGAATATATCTGCAATTGCAGCCCCGACCGTTGCCGCATTATCCGGCAATTCTGCCAATTTTGCGGAAACGTCTTGTATAACATCAAATGTCGTTTTGGTTCCGGTCTGCAAATCTTTTTGAACTTGTTCCGACGAAATACCAATACCATCCAAAGCCGCCGCCGCCGCCGTCGTCATTTCACGCAAACGCAAATTTGCCTCCTTAATTGCGTCAACGCCTTTGTCTGAAAAGATACCCATTTTGTTTGTTTGGGTAACAATTGCAACAAATTGGTCTGCTGATATTCCCGCCTCTTTGAAATATGCCGGGTATTCTTTCAACGTGTCTAAAAATTCCCCGTTCGCATCGCCTCCGGCTAAAAACCCATCCTTAACCAATTGCAATGCCTCATTTGCAGAAATACCAAATTGTTTTGATAATGCGTTTGTTGCAATCAATGTTTCCCGAAAATCTGCGTTGAATGAATCGGCGACGGCTTGCACCTCATTTCTAAATGCTTTCAAATCATCGCCACTTTTCCCGGTAAATTGTTGCGTCAATCTTGTTGCCTCAACTAACCCGGCGTTATAATCGTACCACCATTTGAACGCCGCACCCGCCGCCGCAATTCCGGCAATCGCCAAAAATACCGGGTTTGAAAGTAATCCCAACAAAGTTTTTCCCAATGCTTTTGCCCCGTCGCCAATAGCTGTAAAAACGGCTTTACTTTCAGCCCCGCCACGTCCTAACGCCAAAAGACTTTCGCCAAATGCGCTATTTAAACCTAACGTTTCTTTTAATTTGTCGCCATACGCAATAATTGCGTCGGACGCCTCCGTATAATTTCCGACGTTCAATTGAAATTTCCCGGTTGCTTCCTGCAAACGTTTCATTTCTTCGTACATTTCTTTGGTTTGTGCAACCAATTTTCGCCCCTCCTCGGTGTTTTCCCGTTCGGCTTTAGTCATGTTGTTTAAATAAATCTTATTCAATGAATATTGCGCCGATAAACGGTTATAACTACCCTCGGCGGATTGATTTATTTTCACAATCAGTTTATTAATTTGGTTCGCTTCCTGCTGTGCCAATTTTAACTCGGCTAACTTTTTGGCGTTCTCGCTTTCTGCAAACGCCAAATCACGTTGCGCACGTGCCAAACGTTCGGCATCGTCTGCGGCTTTTTTGGTTGTCTTTCGCCCGTCCTCCGTTGCGCCGGAAACCTTTTTCAGAATCTCCGCCAATTGTATTGCCTCGGCTTTGATATTTTTCAGCGCATTTGTATAGGTGTCCGAAAGTTCATCCAATTGTTTTATCAAATCTGTAATCGAATTATCCGGGCTTATTAAATCCGAATATTTGATTGGGTTGTTATTATCTGCCATACGCCGATTATTTAGTTATTTACGGGAAATTCCCCGTCTGTTGCATTTTCTTTTCTCAAATGTGAATTTATCGCCTAAAAATAAAAACGCCGGAAATCGCCTTATTTTGCCCTTTTTTGCTTGTTTGCTTTTTTGGCTTGTTCCTTGATATACTCAAATGCGTTGTAATATTCCAAAACGGTAAATTTCTTTGGGTCAACATGCAAATTTTGGGACAATATCAAACACATATTTTCAAATTGTCTGTCATGCCTAATTTCCACGCTTTCCGACCCGGTAAACGTCTGCGGGTTGAAATAGGTTATCAACTCCGCCGTAATGTCGTCAATCTCTTTTGCGTCCGCCTCGGTTGCCCGACCGTCTATTATTGTGCGTAATACAACAATTGTTCTTTGCTTCAATTTATCGTAATACTCTTTCAATGTCGCATCATCGAACAACCGGGGAAAATACAAACGCAATTCATCGTCTATTTTTTTTTTAACCGCTTCCAAATGGGCGGTTATCTCTGAATTTGCAACGTCTTTAAAAAGACTCATTGTTTGTTGCAATCCATCATCTGACAAATCATTTCGGGGTTTACCATTTATTGATTTAACCAACACGGCAAAAGCCAAATGCCGGGGGGAAACCTCGGATTGAATGAAATATATGTTTTGGCGCATATTTTCCAACTCAACGGTTGCCATGTTTGGCGTTGGGCTGTTCAAATAACGTATTACCTTTTCAATATGTCGGTCAAAATCCGACAAATCGGAACCAACCCCGGCGTCAACCAAAAGCATTTTGTTATACTTGTGGAAACGCATAATTGGCAAATCCTCGATTGAATCATACAACTCAACGTTCATTCCTTTTATTTGTACATTCTTCATAATAAAATACGTGTTATTATTGTACTACAAAAGGGAACGCCCAAAAATGCGGGGTTCCCGGTAAATATCAACGCAAAGAAACAAATCAAAACGCACGTCCACCACGACAAACAGAAATCGCAATTAAACATCTTTGAAAAGAAATTGTTCCCGTGAATCTGTACCCATTCAATGACGCCCCATTTGCGTAATAACGTCAGCACAAAAGCCGCTATTAATGCGACAACAATAATGTTATAAATAAAATGTTCCATATACTACAATTTACATGTTTCTCCAATACTCAATTCGCCCTCAAACCGGAATCCGCCGAACGGGTGCATTAAAAATTGATTGTCTATTTCGTCCAAAGAAAACCCCCGGTAAATGTTTTCCGCCAATTCATAGACTTTGTTTATTTTATAGCCTCCATGACGCAACCAAAACCCGCCGTTTAAAACGTCCAATATTTGACGTTTTAACGCCTCTTTGTTTCTGTTGCTTGCTTCGTTGAAAATCTTTCGATAATCAAACCAAAAGATAATCGAAAACGCTGTATTTATTCCAATATCAACGCCGGGTTCCCAACTTATGTTTTGCGGGTCGTCAACCCAAAAAAAACAGAAATTACCAATATTCGCATCCGGCGTTACTTCCATATAATCGTTATTTCCGGAATAAACATTTGGCGTATAATATCGCTTTTGGTTCCCGTTGTATTTAACAAGTCTTTCCGCCCTGCCAAATGCAAAGTCCAACCACGGCAAATTATCAACCAATCCGTTTTGCATGTTTCCAATTATCCGGTCTAACAATTCCGGGTTGTCAATAACCGGGGCTTTTGCATTATTTGCCATAAATTTGTTTTTTTGTTTCTGCCATTAAATCCGGGAAAATATATTTCCAAATCAATATTGAAATATTTTCGTCGGTTAAACCCAATATTTGACGACCGTATTTTTTTATTAAATCCTCTGTTTTAAAGTCAGACGCTTTAATTTCAAATTGTTTGTCGCCAACCTCTAAATAAAAACTACTTTCAAAATCTCCCTCATCCCGTAACGTTACCCGGTTTGTCGGCTGTCCCTTTGCCTCTTTAATTGCGATTGTTACGGGGCTGTATGGTGCATAATCCGAAATTTCGACGCCCAAACGGTTAATTCCTTGTTCAAACAATTGTTCCTCGGCGTTCAAATCAACTATATATGCCTCATTGTCCCATATAATGTTTTGTATTATCCGCCCGGACGTCAAAGCCTCGTTGAAATCCGCAACCCTTTTTCGCAAATCGGTTATCCGTTTCATAAATACAATTTTTACATGAAATTATATACAACTTTCCCTTTGAATTATATAATTACACGGTTCTATATCTTACGCCACGGTTATTGCAGGCTAAACAGATACGGTCTAACCCTTGCGTATCTATTTGCAACGCCTCATAAGACTTTTTAAGGTCGTAACCTAAACCGCCGGGGCGAACGCCGGACGTGTTGCCGTCCAACTCATACAAAATATCCATCCGGGTTGCGTTTGATTGATTGCGGTTAACCCTTACGTTGGGGTTCATTGCCAACGTCCGCAATGCAATTGCAGCAACTTGTCTTTGTATTACCGTTTGGAAAATCTGCCTTTGGGAAATAATGAAATCCGTTAAATCGCATCCAATAGTAATTTCGCAATTCAGCCCGTAATTTTGGGTTCGTGTGTACATCGTGTATGCAATATCCCACAACTCCGGATATTCTGCGAACGTTTCCGGCGCATTATACATAAACGGCGTTACTTGCAAATACTTTGTCAACTCTCGCCAAAATTGAACGGAACCAATGTTGCATGTTCCGCACGGTTCCCGGCTCCAATCCTTTGATACGTTTATTGCCTCCATTCCGGCGGGTAATTCGTCTTGATTGTAGCAAAGGAACCACGCCCCCCCGGCGTTGTTTTCGTCGCTGATATACGGCAAATAACAATCCGTTAACGGGAACCATTGAAAACCGCCATTTGTTACGGTAAAATCCAAATCAAAGGTCTTTACCGGGTCAATTTGGGACGAATGAAAAAGATACATTCTAACTTTTCCGGTCGCCCCTGTCATTTGCAAACCTATCTTTTCAATTTTCGTTGTCACTCCCATTGCACGAACCGGGACAATTTCAAAGCCAACCAATTTATGATTATTTTGCAGGGTTGCCCGTATGCGTCCGGCACCATCAAAAAACGTTCTGCGTTCTAACAAATTGCGTGTTTCTTTATCCAACTGCTTAATTTGGGTAAATGTCTGAATTGCGGTTGCAATCCCGTTACGTGTTATTCTTTCCAAAAAATCAGAAAGAATGTTGTATTTACCCCAAAACAAAGAATTTTCTGTTGGTTCCTCTCCTACGTTATCCGCTTTTGCTTTCCAAAACAATTTGTTCCCGTTTGTATCATTACCATACTGCACAACCTTGTTTTGTTGCCATTGCGTCAGCGCATCCCATACGGGGTATTGTATTCCCCAATCATCCGGCATAATCGCCGCCATATTATCCAACGTCAAAAGCGGGTGCGCACCTTGAAAATACAACCCGCTTTCCGTCTGCGTTAAATCCGTGTCAATTGCTTTTGCCGGGTCAAAGGATTGTTCCCACCCGACGACGTGCAATAATGCGTCTTGTATTTCTTTAATTCGATACATAGTTATTGATTTTCTACGGCAAAACTAATTCGTGTAATGCTGTCAATTTTGACGACCAAATTATTATCAGTAAACGACGTTACGGCTTTGAGTAAATAACCCCTACCAATCGCCAAACTTGCATCATCTGCAATTGTCATTAATTCAATGGTAAATGTTCCCTCCGTTTTGTCGCTCGGCAACGTTATTTGATCGGTAACATAAAACCCGCTGTCCGGGTTTACCAAAAGAAATTGCAATTCGCCGTTGTTTCCCTGCGCTTTGTTCTCATAACTTCCGATTATACGCCAACGGTGCGTTTGTCCGGGAATATTGTTTTCCCTCAATCGCATTGTTGTTGGCGGGTTATCTCCGGGAATAAACATTGCAGGGTTATACGTCGTTTCGCTTCCGGTTGGATATTGCGTTGTTGGGGCTGCAACGACCGTTGGCGTCGCCGTATGCAATGGCAATTCATATTGTTGGTTGGCTGTTACATTTGAAATCTGCAAACCATTGTAATTTACTTTGATTTGCCCGGCGTGATTATATATTACCGGGATTGCGCCGCCCCCCTGCTTAAAACTTCCGATATTGGCCAAATGCTGCATACATTCGGTTTCCGTCTGATACGTTGCCCCGTCTATTGAAACCGTGTTAAATGGTGCCGAAAAACGTTTCTGCGTTGTTACTGAATTTATCAAAATCAAATTCCCGTCCTCAATTCTTGCACTATAAACGGCGTGTTCCGGTTTTCCGCCGGACGCCTCATTGATTGTAACGGTTTTGTTGGCTGCATCTGTTTTAATTGATACTAACGTTTCCATATTGCTATAAATTAAAAAAGGGACGGGGGATTTTCCCCGCCCCCATGTTGTTAATACTGAAACCGAAATTAAACGGTCTGTGTGAAAATTGGCGTTTCCTCTGAATTGGTAACATATACGGGCATACCCAAAGGAACGTTTTCAGCACGTGCGGCAATCTGTGCTTTGACAATCGGATTTGCGACGGTTTCCGTGTCGCTGTTGTATGCGATAATAAACGCAACATCAACACTGAATCCGAAATATTCCTTAACGTTACATGTCATGTCCGCACTTGCTGCGCCCGCAATCTGTGACTGGTCGCCTACTGCTGTGTAATAATGCGAACCAACGGGCAAATCAATGTACGGCAAACGTACAACGTCCCATTCGTGGAAATTGGCACGTGTGCGGCGCAATGCCTCACGGTCAACACGTGTTAACACGCCAACGTTTCCGTCCTCAACTGCAAAGAATGTACCGTTTTTGCCTACTTCGTTGACAACGTTGTTTGTGTAATGGAAAACTTTGTTGTCGTATTCCATGCGCTTGTTAACGTCGTTATAAATACCGTGCTGTGCCAATTTTCTAATCAGACTATCAACCCCGGCATTACCGATAATATGCGCCATACGTGGGTAACAATTCGCCCTCATAATCGGGTCAATATCGCCCATAATTTCGGTTGCCATCTGTGTTGGAACTTCGATAACGTTTGCGGCGAAATTGTAATTCAATTTATCTTTCAAAACTCGGGTCTTTCCGGCTTCCAATGCGACAACGGCTGCTTTGTCTAACGCATCAGCCAACGCACGGCAATTCTTTTCCATTTTGCGGTTAAAATCGTGTTCATACGAAATTTCGTTGTTCATGTACAACGCCGGAACCATAGTAAACCCAATTGTATATGTAGCCCAAACAACCGTGTAAAGTGCTGACGTGTTTTCATCGTCCGGGATAACGCACGAACGAACGTTGCCAACGGTAACGTCGCCGTCGTAATTGATAACCGGAACTTGTACCGTATTACCAATTGAGGCAAACGCACGTTCTCGCAATGTTGGGGACAAAATAGAATTTGCGGCGTTGGTCTGTTCAATAAAGAAATCCAATGCGCCATACTCACACGGGCGGGTCATATTGCGGTCTAATTCCGGGTTTTCAACTCGCCAATTCTGTAATCTTGTAGCAATTAAACTCATAGTTAATTAATTTTTAAATTGTTATTAAATGCGGGGTTCCCTTTCCCGTGTTATTTTTCCGGTAACTGATTAATATTATTGTCTTTCCATGCTTGGCTCATTGCATCATCAAAAGCCTTTGAACCGTTTGTTAAACCCTGCTGCATCAAAGAATTTGCAATTATTTCGTATGCCTCTGTTCTTGTTTTGGCTCCGCTTGCATCAACGGTAATTGAACCGCCTCCGGGCTGATTTTTTGGCGTGTTTGTTCCGCCTCCGGGCTGTTGTCTTTTAGGCTCCAATACTCCCATTGTTTCCAACTCTTTTGTCAGCAATTCGCCGGGGGTATATGGGTTTAACTGATTGTTCGGGTTTCTCATAATTGCGCCGCTTGCATCCTTAAACACCAAAATCTTTCCGCCGTTTCCGTCGTCTATGTATTCCGGGTTCATTCCTTTGATTTTTTCGTTTGCTTGTACCAAAATTACCTTTGTCACGCTTTCCGGGAATCCGGCTTTGAATGTAAGCCCGGCGGCGGCTGTCTGCAATGCGTTGTCAATCTTTACTCCAAACATTTCTTTTTCGTGCTCGGTTTTCATTTGCTCAAACTTCGTGTTCAACTCTGTATATTGTGCGGTAACGTTTGCCAAATCCGCCTTTGCTTGCTTCAATGCTTTTACCGTTTCTGCATCTGCCGAACCGTCCGCAATCGCTTTTTCCAAACGTGCCTTTTCTTTTGTCAACGTATCAATCTGCGATTGTAACCCGTTTGCGCTTTCTGCTTTTGTTTTGAACTCCCCAATAACACGTTTTGCGAAATCATACGTCTTTTCAGTGCTATTTTTGGCAATACCGGACGCCGCCAAAATATCCGTATCCAAAGCCCCGTAAATTTCGCTCGTTTTCTTTGCAATAACGCTGTTTTCGTCATTCTGCGATAATGTTGTAATCGCTGTAATCTGTTCGTCAGTCAATCCCGACAAAGCCGCATTTGCAACTAAAATTTCTCTCGTTAACATAATTCTTTACCCTTTCTGAATTAATAAAGTGCAATTGTTTCAATTGACGCACTATTTGCGTTTACAATGTAGATTGTGTATTTCGGCGAATCTCCGGTTGTATCAACCAACCAACTAACAATCTTTGCATGGCTGATTTTCTTTTCAACCTCTTTTGTTACCAACACGACGTCGGCAATTGTGCCGCCCTCAATACATGCAATCAATTTTGCTTTTGTGTCGCCGTCCAATGTTGCGGCGGTTGTGGTTACTTCAATAACCAAATTGTCCTGCTGTGCAATCTGTGCCATATTCGTAATATTTAATGGTTAAACGTTCTCGTTATTTTCCGGGCTTTCGGTTGCCGTTTCTTCTGTCTTTTCGGCTTTCGTCTTTCTTCCGAGTTTCTTTGTTTCTTCCGGAATAACTCCGGCGGCTTTCAGTTCTGCAATAATTTCCGCTTTCATCTGCGCACGTTCCGCCGCTTTTGCCTCTGCTGCTGCTTGTGCTGCGGCTTCTGCTTTGGCACGTTTATTGGCTTCAATCTTTTCTTTGTTTGCAGCCTCCCAAACGTTCGGGTCATGCAAAATATCAACTTTATAACCCTGCTTTCTCAAATTGTGCAGACCAAAGGTTTCAAAGAATTTCTTTCCGAAAACTTGAATACGTGGTTTTGACAATCTTTCTCCGGTTTCGCCGTGGAATTTTACAACCTCAATTCGGCAATGATAAAAACTTTCTTCCCCTTTTGGGATAATGAAATTTTCCGGGGTAACGTCCAACAATCCGACGTCCTTTGTTTTACCCTCTGTTTCTGTTTTCACTCGCATACTCATTAAATTTATCTGTTATTACTTTAATTTTTTGGTCGAATGGTATTTGACTGCCAAACTCCAATATATTAGTATTTTCTCGTTCAAATCTGCGAACAAAATTAGCGAAATTCAGTTTAATACGCAATTCGTTTTCAGAAATTAGATTTTTTCCGTACAAATCCAATACCTCGGCACGGCTTAAATGCTTGTACGGCTCCAATTCTGACAATACCAACATACGTTGTAATTGTGTGGGGTCGTGTCTGTATTCCGTTTCGATTATTTGGTTTTGCAATGCGTCCAATTCTGCCTCGCTTGCTCCGTTGTCCTTTGCTAACTTGTAACGTTCCCGTAATTTATTGGGGTCGTACAAATAAAATTCCGTTCCCAAATTTATTTTTGCCGATATAAACATATTTCCGTATCTCAAACGGCATATTGTTTCATCAACAAATTGTTGTGCTTCTTCAAACCCTTTTTTAACCCGATTTAATACCGTGCTTTGGCTTTCAAAATTGGCTTGTATCTGCTGTTCGTTCAATGCGTCCCGTGTCGTTATTTCCTCATTCGTTCCAACGACCGCCGTAATTATGTTTGTTTTTAAACGTGTTTCCTCGGAAACATTAAAGTCCAAACTATCACGGTCAACGGTCAACATCTGAATAGGGTTTCGCAAATCCGGCTGTTTATCGCCATCCGGTACGGGTATTTCAATATACGTTCCGGCTCCGGCAATTCTTTTGTCGCCACATTTCGGGCATGGTATCAATAATCCGGCTTGGTCTAATTTATAATTTCCGGCTTTGTCTTTAATAAAACCGCCGTCGCAATGGTCGCCGTTTTCTGCGTTTGAGTAATCGCAATTTTGCTCATACCCGGAATAAATAGGGTACGACCCGTAAATATCCAAAATCCGTTTCGATATATGGTAAAACAGAAACCAATCCAAACTTTCCAACTCCTTTGTCAATGGCGACGCCTTAACATCGGGTTCCTTTAGGCTTAACGGTTCGTTCCAAAAGAAACGGGCGGGGCAATATCCCAAATCGTGCGGGCTGTCAATCAGTAATTCCCCAACGTTTCCTTTTTCCTCTCTGAAAACCCTATATCTTTCATCGTCTATTACTGCAATACGATTGTCGTCCTGCTTGAATATAATCCAACGCATAACGCCCGTTGTTTTATCCGCATCGAAAGTAATAATACTATCTATTGGCAACCAATAGAAATACGGTGCCGGGTATTTATCGCCTGGGGCTTGTTCTTGGGGCAAATCAACAACTAAAACGCTGTTTATTTCGGTTTTGAAAAACTCCCATCCTTTTGTTGCCCAAATTTGCGGCTCCCCTAAAACGCTTTGTCGGTAATACTCCCAATCGTCCCGTTGTTCGCTGTTCATAAACTGATAATTGAACGCCGGGTTTCTACCGTCAAAAATACGGCTCAATTTAGCAAAACAAACGTCCGTCACCTCGTTTGTTTTAACGGGGTAACGGAACATTGTTTTAAACAACCTTACTTTGTCGGCGGGCAATATATTAGAAACAAAAGCAAAGAAATCATTTAACGGCTGCATAACATACGGCGTCAACACGGTTTGGGCGTGAAAACGTATGCGGTTTTGGTGGTAAACCGCCCTATTAATCGCCGTCTTTTTCCGTGACTCCGCTATCTGCTTTTTTATTTCTCTTATATCTAAGCCCATTTTCTTTGTCAAATTCAAATTTACTATTTTCCGGTAACTGCCAACCGCCGTTATTTTGCATCCTCAACAATCTTTCGGCGTGCGTTACATCAAATTCACGTGTTGTTTTAAGCGTTGTACACTCCAACAACACTTTTGTTGTTTTATCCCTCGGCATTTTTCAAGTCTGTTAGCGGGTTAAAATCTGTTGGTATAACAATAACCAAATCATCCGACCAATTAGGCAAAAACGACCATTGTATTGCGTTGCTGTCCTTTGCTTCAAAACCGCCCAATGTTTTATCTCCGATAAACAAAGAACGAATTGGAATAGGATAATACGTTGTTGCCGTTGTTGGGTCTTGCAATGCTCCAATTGCGCCGTTTTCATCAAACAAATAAATACCCAAATTTTGGGAATCACTTTCGCACTCCAATTGTTTCATTGCTTTTACAATTGACTGCGGCAATTTTCGCATTACTCCGGTAAACGGGGTTGGTTCACGTCCGATAATTTCCTCAATACCTCCCAACGTTTCGTTTCCGCCTCCAAATGTACGTGCCGCCCCTGCTTCTGCTGTTGGTGCTTGAATGTACGGGGAAACAACAATCTTTGTGTTGTCCTCTGCTGACAACAACGGCGTCCATGACGCTTTAAGTTCTATTCCCGCCGCTGTGGTAAATGAATTTTTTCCTCCGGTGTTTTTGTACAATCTCTGAAACGCTACTTTCTGAATCTGTCCGAAACTTTCGGCACACGTAAAGTTCGGAATGTTTGGCAACGCTGCGGCTGCCGGGCATTTACAAATCGCCATACTCTTTAAATTTTTAACGTTAAAACTAAATTTATAATCTCCGGGGCTATCCCTTTGCCCCTTTCTTTTTGCAAAGTTATAATATTTTCCGGTTAATTTCTTGCATATATGGAATTTATTGTTAGTTACGGCGTGTAATACCCTTACATGCGGCGTTGTATGGCTTAATATTACCGTCTGCCAATTCCTTTTCATAAATTCCGGTTAAACCGTCCTCCGGGTCGTCATGGGCATTTGCAGGAAAATCACGCAAAAACCCGGTCAAATGTTCATGTATTTTTGGAAAACGTTGTTCCCATCCAATCGGCATTATTATTTGTGCATTTACCATCGCTGAATTTGTTATAATACGGCTTTCCTTGTTTGCCCCTTGATAAAATGGTTCTGTTACTGCTTTTATCTTTTTCCTTATAACCTTTTCAAAGCCGGAACCGCCGTTGTTACTTTCAATCCATGCTTTTTGCGTTCCGCATCTGTTTATCATATCCGGGACGGTAACGGCTGTTATTTCCGTGTTTTCCTGCGTAAATACCATGTCAGTAATTAGCGCATACAAAATCGGTTCAAACCGTTTCTTTTGTTCGTTCCATGCCTCATTACCGGATTTGTAAATGTCATAACATGCCGAAAATGTAAAGTCGTCGCCCTCGTCGGCAACGTCGGTATAATTTCCGCTACGTACATACGTCCCCCATTCGGATTTGTCAACGTATGTTCGGAACGGGTTCCGGTACAATTTACCCTCTGCGTTTCCGGGGTTACCTTGATACAAACATTGAAATTGTACGGGGTCTAACGCTCTTTGTGCCTCCAATTTTGCCCGGCTGTGTCGTCTATCCCATAACGCCGCCCCCGGTTCCCGTGGGTCAATCTCTGTTGGTTCCCCGGTTTTCAGTCCCTCAAAATTTATTCGTACCCATGCGCCCGCCGGAATGTTCTTTACATCGTCCCAACTTTTAATCTCAATTACGGTTTCCCCGCTTTTTTCAATACGTCCAATCAAATCATCATCATGCCAACGGGTAAACACAATTAATTCTTGGGAATCATTATGCAAACGGGTACGTACAACGGTCGTGTACCATTTCCACGCCGCATTACGTACAATCGGGCTGTTGCCCTCGGCATAATCTTTGTAAACGTCATCCAAAATAGATACATCAACCGTTTTTGACGTCAAAGAACCGCCACGACCGACAACACGCAACAAACCCTTACGCCCAACCATTTCTATGACGTCAGAATTTCGTAAATACGTATTAGCCATTGTTACGACGTTGGAACCGTTCAAATACGTTTCCGGGAACAATTCCCGGTAACTTGGCGTATCAATTATTCTTTGAACATCACGGTTAAAATCTCTCGCAATCGTTGCAGCATAAGAACCTATACAAATCTTTGTGTCCGGATTTAAACCCAACATGAAAGCGGGCAACTTCCGGCTTGAACCCTCACTATTATGTGTTGGAATAAAATGTTCTCCGACCAAATAAATACCATCCTCAACTTGTATGCAATTCCCGTAAGCCTCATGTTTTATTGGCTCAATACTTACAATTGCTCTTTTTCGCTTCTTGCATTGAATTACTATCCGTTTTCTTTGTATCCTTGTAGGATATTCAGTTGACGGATTAAAACATAACTGATATACATTCTTTCGACCTACAATTCCGCTGCTTGAAGTAGCCGGGGCAAAACTTGTAATTACAACGCTTTCTCCTAAACTTCGCAATATCAACGCTGCTTTTTCGATAATGTTTTTATTAGTATTACTTATTGTTACACGACCATTCTTTTGATACACATAACCGTCTGCATCAATCAATCCTGCAATTAACTGCTTTCTCACTTCTACGGAATTGAATATAAATTCATCTCCTATATATTTATTATTAATATACCCATATTCTTTCAATGCTGCATAAAATTCGCTTGAATAAAAAACGCGGGTTGTTGTGCCTTTTACTTCATGAAAATTGTAGGTACTAGAATTGATTATATTAGCATCATCGCATCCGATATATATGCATCCTTTATTTGTTGAACCATCCCCAAGCCAAGCCCCGAATATATACGGTTCAATCATAATTTTCCTTTCCTTAAATTGTACACATACATTGGAATCAACTTGATATTTATACCTTGAACCTCTCTTTCCGTTACCTCGATATAGTTTATTTTCAAAGAAAATAGTCTTTGTTTCCAATTGCTCCCATTTATGTTTGCTCCTGTTATATACTATCCATTCGTGATTGCCGTGACATTCTATTTTTTCACCGTCTGAAAATGTTACAACATATTCAGATTTTGTTTTTGGAGATACCCACAAAACCATTTTAGGACTACCATCCCTACCAAATACATAATCGCCAACTTTCAATTCCCCATGCCGTTTTATTCCATCCGGTGTAACTATTATTTGATTATCAGATATTTCCTTACCATGTTGAGGGGGCATTTGCACAATCATTTTCTTTATTTCGCCGTGGGCGAATTTATCCAACAACGTATAATAAACGACGTGAAACGGTTCCAATGCTAAATCCGGTTGCATATACCGGGCAAAGTTTATCAGCCTATTGCGTGACGCCGCTTTTACTAATTCCCCGGGATTGTTTTTTAGTGCGGCGTACATTTTAAGTAATTGTTCTTTATCCATTTTGTTTAATTCTTAAAAATATACCATATATTTTTGTCTTACCCCCGTATTTTTTCTGACTTAAAAACCGGAAATCTTAAAAAACGACCAATTTAATGTTTCATTTTCCATTTGTCGCACGCTTTTTCTGAACGTATCATACTGTGATTTTCGACAAACGGGCATTTTAAACAAATTGGGTTCCCGGCCATATCCAAATTTGAATGTTCATAATAGAATTTACCCCAACCACATTCGCCGCACGTGTGTACGGGTTTCGGTTCGTCTTTTTTCTTGATATTATTCTTTGTTGTTCGTGCCATCGTCAATTACTCCTTTCTCTGCTAATTGTTTTTTATATTCTGCTGTTTGTAGTTTATCAGCAACCGCAAACAATAAATCCTCCGGGATTGCTGATACATCGTATTGCGGTGCATCGCCGTTTATGCTTTTTTCTATTCCCGGAATCTCAACTTTAATTGGTGCATCAAATCCCAACATCTTTGCCCGGCGTTGTTGTACGTTCAAAAGCAAATCCAAAAACCGGGGGTTCCCGGCGGACGTTTCCGTTGTCGTTTCCTCATACCCGTAATATTCCGGGTTGTCGCCATCCTCCAAAACTTTACGGGGCTTTGCGTTCTGTCTGTTTTTCTCTCTCGTTTTCCCGGTCTTGGAACGTTCCCACGCCTCCCACAATTCAACCTCCATTTTATCCAACTTTCGCAATTCCTGCGTAACGTAATCGTCTATATTTTCCATACGTTCACGTTTCCACTCTATTAGCAATTGTTGCATATCCCAATATACCATTTGTTTTGTTATGGTATAACCGACGCCACGCCGGGCGTTTTCCTCATTCAGTCTTTCCGAAATCTCCCTATACGTGTAACCACGTAAAAACAGATTTGAACAAAAAGCCAAATCAAACTCCCTTTGGTCTTTTGTTCGTTTGCACATTTTCGGGCGTCCGCCCCTTTGTCTTTTACTCGCTTCCATTTTTCAAACCTTTTTATAACAGCAAAGCCATTTACTTTGCTTTCCTCTCAAGCGTCGCTTTCCCTTTGCTTGTTGTTTTCAGGGAATTTTCGTTTTAAGCGGGTTTCGTTTGTTCCTTGATACTTTTATTGTCTTTTGTATTTTCGTCGCCCTACGGGGCTAATTTTGGCTTTATTTCGTTCCGGTACCTAAACGGCAAAGCCCCGGTTATAATTCCGGGGCGTTTTTTATGCCTTATATATCTTGTCCCATGTATTTGTATGAACAATTATCTTTGACGGTTCCCCGTCCTTTTTTATGGTTCTTATATCATACGAAAAATCTCCATAATCATTTGCATATATTTTTTCAATTATTCCGCTTCTGTTTAGGGCAAATATAACTTTTTCGCCTACCTTGAAAGGACAATTTGCAGCATTATAGCTTTCTACTGCTTTTTCCCTTTCTTTATCATTGAACTGCAAAGCCTTTTCCCTTATATGGTTTAATTCTGCAATCCTTTTTATGTATGTTTCTTTATCCATGACTTTTTATTTTTCTGTTGGTAAATCTACGGTTAACAATACGGGTTGCAATGGTTGGTTAAACGTCAGCATAGACAAATGTATTGTTCCGGTTTCTTTTACTCTCTCCAATTCTTCCGGGGATAACTGCCATTTGGTAATTATAAGCCCCTGCGGGTCATTGGGGATTTTCATTGCAGGTAACGGCATGTATTCCGGTTGGTCTTTTGCAAAGACTACATTAACGCCGGGAAATTCAACGGGTTTCATTGCCTTGCTCCTTTCTTGGTTTCTTTCTAAACTTACGTTTCTTTTCCGGTATCTCAATACGGTGTATCTCAACACGTGCGCCAAAAGCCTTTGCCAACTTTCCGGCAACTTCTTTTACTTCTTCCGGTATATCATTTTGAGGCTTTCCCGACGCATCGGCGTTTATCTGTTTTAGCAATCCGGCGATTGCTGTTTTTTCCTCTTTGTCCGTTGTCGTCTTGAAACGCTGAATCAGATTTGCAATTGGTTGCGTTCTCATAAAGTCAGCACATTTAAAACGGTCTTTGCAAATATTGCAATCATCCGGGTAATTGTGTTTTGCATCCTGCGAACTCTTTTCGTCTGCCTTTCTGAATCCGTGCCATTCGTCACGGCGGGCGATTGC